GCGGTGATCAACTGGCGCGACACCAGCGTCAATACGCACTTTCGTTGTCACGCCATCCACACTGAAGCCCTCCATCTGATCAATATATGGCGTATCCACACCGTTGAGATAAGCCACTTCAATCGTATCGGAGCCTTTGGACGCAGCCAGGTAGAAGGTGGTCTGGCTGTTATCATCAAGACGAGGCTCTGCAATAACGGTCGCAAAATCTTTCACCGGATTAATAATACCGGCGTTAATGTCAGCCCCCTTGACACTTGAGGAGCGAATGACCTGGTTAGCAACAGACTCCATCGCCGTCGGTACCAGTACGAACGCAGGACGAATATTCAGATGACGCTCCCCCTCTTTCTGAACGCGCATCAACTGGCGGGCTTTATCCAGCGATGCCACGTCCATTGCAGCGCTCTCCAGTACGTTTGCATGTTTCGCTTTATCGAACAGACTTACATTATCTGTGGAGATTTTCGGGTTAGACGTCAGAATGGCATAAACCAGATCGGCAATAGTGGATTTCGCCGCACGGCCCAGTTTCATCGGGACATCGGTCAGCATATTCAGATCATCATTGATAATGGCCTGACGGGTGATACTGAACAGCTCGCCATAGGTCGCCAGTGCAATAGTGGCCTGTTTATCTCCGGTGGTGACGTATTTATATTCCGCCCCTTCACGCACCTGACGCAGAGCACTGAAGCCCCCCATACCCACACGATGGGCAATTTTAAAATCAGACAACTGACCTTTCCGCGTCCACTGTTCATAGGTTTCAGGGGCATCTTCCCAGCCCTGCAGAATGGCTTTGTTCGCAACATCCAGCAGAATATTACCGAAGTCAGACGTACTGTGTGTGAACGCCGCACCGACCATCTGCATCGGGTTATAACTGGAAACCCCAATACCCCGTTCAGTCAGTGACATACGGGCATATTCACGCAGGGTCATCCCGTTGTAGACATTATCACGTTCGGTTTTTTCAAATCCGGCACGCGCCATCAGCGCCTGGCGGATCCCGTCCCCCACAAAATTACCGTTACCGGCATAAATATGAGCCGGGGTATTTTTATTGGATGGCGTGGACTCGTGCCCCATCTCGTTCAACAGCTTTTCGCGGGCCTGCTCCAGCGAACATTCAGGATCGGCAAGACACTGAGCCTGCAGCGACTGATAACGCCCGCCAAACATGGCAAACAGATCATTAATACCGTTTACACGCGCTTTTTGCTCTGCCAGTACCTGCGCACGGATACTGTTTTCATCCACCACGGGTGCTGCTGCCTGCACTGGCGTCCGGGAGGCTGCAGGTTCATCATCCTGTACGCGTGGAGCACTGTTGCGTGGCGGAGTAATCATGTTTCGAATGGATTCCGGCATCTTTTTAAATTCCTCTGTACGTTTTGACTGAATACATGCCATTGCCTTAACGGCTGGCGTTACCTGATCAGCAAATCCATGTGCCAGACATTCGGCACCGGACATCCAGGTCTCATCCGCCAGCATGGCAGCAATTTCATCGGTGGTTTTCCCGGTTTTCTGTGCATAAGCGGGTAACAGAACCGCCTCAACCTTATCGAGCAGGTCGGCATAGGTGCGCATGTCCTCCGCATCACCGCCCGTAAAGCCAAATGGTTTATGAATCATCATGAAGGTGTTTTCCGGCATAATGACCGGGTTTCCCACCATCGCAATGACCGACGCCATTGACGCCGCCACACCGTCGACATAAACGGTAATGGACGCACCATGTGTTTTAAGCGCATTAAAAATGGCGATGCCTTCAAAGACATCGCCACCCGGTGAATTAATATGGAGATTAATGTGGGTGATATCGCCCAGTGCATTCAGATCACTGATAAACTGCTTCGCTGTAACACCCCAGAAACCAATCTCGTCATAAATATAAATATCCGCGTCACTCTGGTGACCAGCCTGCATCCTGAACCAGGAATTATTCTTCGGACTGGTCGTCGGTGTGCTGCGGCTCATGTCGTTTCGTTGCGGCACTGCTGCCTCCTTTATCACTGGCCGGATCGGTATCAAATACCAGATCCAGCTTGCGGTTTTCATCAATTTCGGCCTTGCGCCGACGTTTGACATCATCCGGATTACGACCACCAGCACGTACCCAGTCTGATTCTGTCGCCGCTCCACCACGAATCTGGATTTTCCAGGCCTCAGCCTCCTTAACAGGGTCAATCCACGGCATCACCGGTCCGGAATACACCGCGGTATACAGTGAAGAACGGTCAAGATCGCGGGGTAGCCTGATAACACCGGATGCCACAGCCTGTTTCAGCCAGGCACGATACATCGGGCGGGTGACGGCACCAATAAACCAGTCCTGCAGGATCAGGTAGCCATCAGTAGACTCAACCAGTTCCTGACGCTGGGCGCTGTAAGTGCCGTTATAGTTGCGTGCCGTACTGGAAAAACTCAGACGACTGCCCGCCGCCACGGCACGCAACTGACCATTACGAAAAGTTTCAAGGTTAGGATTGGGACGATCCGACTTCACCATTCCGATTTCTTCGCCGGGTTTCAGATCGTCGTAAATAATGCCTGGCTGAATGGTAAGATCGCGTTCATTCTCCTTGCTGCCATTGCCATCCGGTTCATAGCTCTGCCCGTCGCCTTTGCGGATGTACATCCCCAGAGCAGCGGCGATCCTTGCTGCAGTCAGCTCATAATCTTCATAATCTTTCAGGGCACTGAGGCGGATCAGCACACCGGACAACAAAGACGTCCCGCGCATCTGGTGCAGACGGCGAACAAATTTAAGATGCAGCATTCGCTCTGCATCCACTTCTTTGGTTTCCATCTGCCGTCCGGATACGGGACGGCTTTTATACACCAGATATTTTTCGGGACGCCCCCAGTCATCAACAAACACGCCCTGATTCAGCCTGTTGCTCTCATCACTGGTCATGGGAATAAAGTCCGGCTCGAGCGCCTCCAGCCAGAAATGAACACCGGCAGAAGGCGTCAGGCTGTTTATGCGCCCGGAAACCATCTGGGCAAACACCTCACCATCGCGCAGCCAGGTACGCAGCATCAGACGTTCCAGCATCGGACGGGTAAACTGCCCGGTGACTTCCGGGCTGACAGACCATTCACTCCATCGGGTGCGAATCTCCGCAGCCAGGTCACGGGCAATGGCCCCATTGCGTAATACCGGATGTGGCTCGACAATAATCCCGTTTTTCCCCACCACCCGTTCTTCCAGCTTGTCAAATACACCAATAACCAGATCGTGGTTGTTATCAAGGTAACGGGCCTGCTCACGTAACGACACGGCCCCGTACTGGCTTAACTGGTCGGCAGTTCGGTTCTCCCGTCGGGCTTTGTGTGTCCGCGTCGTTTTTACGGCCTCATAAGCCTGGATCACCGCACGGGAACGCAGCCTTGCCGCTTTCCATCCTGGTGAAAAAACGCCAATCACATCATCAAGAATTGCCATCAGAACCTCGCCAGCCGGTACCCGGGATGCCCCCGTCGTCGTGTAATCAGAGCCGCAAGGCGGCGCTCCCACTCCTGCCGTCCCTGCCGGATCTCAGATAAGTTTTCCATGGTCATCTGCTGACCATTAAAGGTGACGGATTTTCCGTCCAGCACCGCCATTTCAGCTTCCGTATAACGCTGAATCATGGCTTCGATATCATTCTGGTTCATAACCATCCTCCGGAAGTCAGCCAGGGGTTAACATCGTCAGTTACTGTTTTCTTCCGTTTTTGTTTTTTAACAGGCGTGGATACCGGTTCCGGTGAGGGTGACGGTTCGGTACTGTCCGGGACACACTCCAGCCAGGTTTCCCGGCTCGCCCACTCCGGTGCATCCGGCCAGCGGATCTTTTCGTATCCATGCAGAATGACCAGAGCCTCGGCATACACCATCAGGTCAAAAGCTTCGTTGGCACCGCGACCCGGCTTACTCCATTTCCCGTCACTCGCTCCGCTCTCATACGTCAGTTCGTCGTAAAACCAGCTCCCCAGCCAGTCAGGGAAATGCACATAGCCGGGACCTGGCGAGTCACGCCATAACGCGTTATTCACCCGGTCTTTCAGTGCATCCGTCTGAAGAAGCCAGAGCGGCACATCACCTGCGGCCTGCGCCCGTCGGCCCGTTCGTCCGGTGTTATCAGGGAATGTACGGGTGATCAGTTTTTGCGCGCCGGATGCTGTCGCCCTTAAACAGGTAAATACGTTTACCAAGGCCATCACGACGGCAACGACGCCAGAATTTATAGGCATTATCAGTGACCCCGTCTTCACCGCCGGAGTCCACCGCCATTGCCATCAGTCGCATTTGTTGAGAAGGATCGGAGGCCAGCGGCCAGCTTTTATGAAAAACATCCGTCAGCAGGACATCCCAGTCTTCCGGATAGCTGGCCGGATCAATTCGCTGGCTCTCCCCGTCGCTGTCACCGCGCAATGACTGCGTGATGTTGTAACGATCAATAATCCAGCGTTCGCCACGGCTGCCATAGCCCGTTACCTGAACCACAAAACGGCGATGACGTCCCGCCTGCACATCCACTGTCGCCACAAGGAAATTAACGCCATCCGGCACACTGCGGGAAGGAACTGGCTCTGCCCGCTGCTCAAGCAGTTCACTTTTTCGTTGCTCCATGCTGGCGCGGGGAAGATAAGGTAATCCCCAGTCGGTATTGATAACCGTCTTGAGTGTTTCTTCACTTCCGGTTGTCTCGTATTCCTGTTCTGCAGTAAGCAGTTTGTAAACGAGTTGCGAGAGTGTCTGGTAAGCAGCTGCCGGACCCTCCATCCAGAATGACGCAATACGTGAGCGTCGGGGATCACCATAACGACTGCCATCCGCATTGATGGATTCACCATCCCGCAACCAGACCCCACGTCCGTTCAGCTCACGTTTGTGTTCAGGCATAATCCGTCCTGAACAGGAAGGACACTGAATATAAGCCGCCTCACTTGCCAGCACGGGATCGGCAATATCACGGAAACCAGCAACCACATCGCCGCAGGGCTGAAAATACTCACCACAGTGTGGACAGGGCCAGTACCAGCGACGGCGATCGCCACGGTTATAGAGCGACAGTATCCCCGTGGTTGGTGGAGCCTCATGCGGTGAAGTCCGTCGCCATTTCACATCCTTCACATCCCTGCCGGGGGAACTCTCCACAAGCGTCATACCACTGGACATAAATGTTGTGGTACGTTTTGAGGCAAGAGAGAAAGCATCCCCCTCGCCATCAATATCTTCCGGAAAACGGTCATAATCCGTCAGCGCCACGCATTTATAATCTGATGAGGACATGATATTGACTGACGGCCAGCCGATTTTCAGGTAGTTACCAGCAAGGAATGTTCTGTCATAAACGTTGTTGTCATTTTTGTTCGGACTCAGGCGACTGACCACTTCCGGGCTGACGCGAAACGTTCTGGCGAGTCGTTTTTTGGAGTGTTCGCGGGCTTTTTCCTCCGTCATCTGAATGATCAGCATATCAGCAGGATCGCAAATCACGTTGTAAATCACCCAGCCGTCAATCAGGCCGATAGTCTTGCCGGTTCGTGCCGGGCCAACAAATATCACTGCGTCGTATTCACGCGAGGCCAGGCAGTTCATCGGCTCAATAACATACGGTGCCACCAGCGGATCCCACGGGACTGAGTTCCCTGCCCCCATGGGCACCCGCATATACTGAGCAACGGCATCAGCAACCCGCATTCGTCTCGGTGCGCGAAGGATATAACCTGAATCGGTTCGTGCTGCCTTTGCGGTTTCCTGATTCAGCATTACTCCTCCTGCTGTAATTCCTCCTCATCATCCGCACCTGCTTCAGTCACCCGCAGGGCTATCTGATCGCGCAGATCATCAATAATGGACTGAACACGGCTCACAGCGGCAGGCTGCAGACCGCAGTCACGTTCAAGAATATCCGGTAATGTCTCCAGCACCTGCACGACCGCTTTTGCCCAGATGGCAAACTCCCGTCTGACATCACTGGCCGGAATGAGTTGTGCCGTTTCCTGTTCGAACTTAAGACGCTCACGTTCAGACTGATACCAGGCTTTGCGCTCATGCGCGTCCATTTCGCCTTCTGCAACCGGCGGTGGTAATGCCAGAAATGCCGACACAATATCAACCACCCGATAAAGCTTGAGGTTGCTTTCATGCCCCCCTGCAACGGGTAGATTTTGCAGCCTTGCCGCAGCAGTCTGGCGATGTACACCTGACAGTGCCGCCAGTTGACTGATATTCAGCGTCAGATTTTTCAACTCTCGATCCATACCCGCTCCAGAATGTTTTAAACATGCATCTTGCGAACAACTTTAGGCAAACGGTGTTAGCGATGAACAAAAAACAATCAAAATCGACACCATAAAAATAAAAAACACTGTAATATCAATATATTACAGTAGTGGTGATGACGAATAAAATTTCAAAAACTAGCCTTTTTCCGCGATGCTCCCGCCCCGTGGCAGGCCACCCCACCGGGAGGACCCGTCAGCCTGACAGCCATGACGAACGTCTGATACAGCGCCTTGCATGAATGGCATCGGGATAATCCAGAAAGGAATAGCATCGTGCCCACAAGAATCTGTGTGAGTATCCTGTTTCTTCCCCCCCCCCGCACAGGACTGGCGAGCATGAGGGACAAACCCGCGAACCATAAACGTGGTAAAAACCCGGTGTGCATCGTTTTTGATTATTCCCGCACACTCTCGCAGAAGGAGTTCCCCGTCGGGCTACGGTCTCTGTTAATACGGGAATACGGCGACGATACAGCGCATGATGTGTCAGGCTTGAATACCTTTATCCGTTAAAAGGGATATCAGTTAAGTTATCCCGTGTAGGGTATAAGCCATTATCAAAGCCACTCTGTAGGGAGTGGCTTTTGTAATGGCAATAAAAAGCCCCGCGAATGCGAGGCTAAATCCAGGTATTTTTAATGACTGGCTCTTATTTCAACGCAGCCCCTTACCGCGCGCCAGATGCTCAACTTCAAGCATCAGCAATGAGATGTTTAATCTGGATTCACTCCAGAAGTGATCACCACCCTGTCTACAGAGCCAAATGTGAAGGATGATGAGTAAAATTATCGCTATCATCGAAGGCATTGCGTCCTGATATATTCCTGAAGCGTTCTCAGTGCTGTCTGGTCTCTGATGATTCCGTCCCGGATACCGAGAACGTTTCGTCCAGCAACTGGAGAGAGTTCGACGGTGGCATCATTGCCCATGCCGGAGGCGCTGGAGGTTTCGGCTGAGGATGGCACAGAGCATTTTCCTTTGACGAGCACCCGACCACCATTATCAAGCTTGCGCCGAAGAGCATCATTTTCAGCTTTCGCATCAGCCAACTCCTTCGTGTATTTAGCATCGAGTACATCAGCAGCACGCTGGCGTTGCTGCATGTCAGTAATGATGGCGGTCGCCTGCTTCAGCTCACTGACTTTTTTATCACGCTGTTCTTTGTAGGCGATGGCGTTATCACGGTAATGATTGACCGCCCACGACAGGCAGACGATGATGCAGATAACCAGAGCATAAATAATCGCGGCGACTCTGCTCACTGATCTATCCCCCAACAGGCTAATGCGCTTTCCTGGTCACGACGAATAACCTGTCCATAGCAGTTATTTGAACGTATGCGGCAATCGCGCCCACCATCTTTTATCCACCAGCGAATCGCCTCGCATGCACCTTTACGATCACCAGCATTCAGCCGCTTATAAAACGTCGACGGAAAACACTTACCGGGGCCAATGTTATAGGGACAAAATGACGCGATACCCGCTTTTTGTGGCTCGGTCAGTGGTACTTTAATATTGCGCTCCACCCATGCCAGCGCCTTATCACGCTCAATGGCGTTGACCTGGTCGCATTTTTCCTTCGACAGTTTCATACCGGGAAAAACGGGTTTTCCATCCACCATCGTGGCACCCCGACAGATGGTCCAGATGCCGGAACCATCGCGGTATGCCGTTGTGTGGTTACCTTCTTTTTCATCCAGAAACTGGTCGAGAATATCAGGCGCGGGCGCACCGACGGCAATCAGTGCCAGAACGGCAGCCGACAGGCCGTATCTGATTTTTGCGTTCATGGATATTTATCAGGATTTATCGGTTTCTGCCCACGGACAGGTTTATCTGTTCCGGTCAGTGACTTAAGGTTGTGATTCCGGAGGAGTCTTCAGAGAACCAGTAATTCTTCCTGGTAGCTTTCCTTTGTAGGTTATCCAAACATTCTGCGCATCTAAAATTACGGAGCGCTTTTCCGGCGACTGCTCGTCCCCTTCACATAACCCGGCAGCAACATCCAGGAAGACCTGTCTGATGCTCATTCTGGCTGCTGCCTCATAAAACTCCAGCGCGGCACCTTCAACACGGTCCAGCGAGATGTCCAGGTCAAAAATTTCACCGTCAAAGCGTTTTTTGTCCCGTAACGCTAAAGTTACCGTAACTTTATTCTCAAAATTGCGGATCCCTTTCACAATCAGTTCATAGTTTTGAGTCATTGAATTACTCTCCCCGTGCAGCCTTACGCTTGTCTTCTTTAATCTTGAAATAAAGGTTTGTCAGATACGTCAGCAAGCCAAATACCAGACTACCCAGCACACCTATTGCCGCCCACTGTGAGGGCGTGACTTTATCGAGCAACTGTAAAAACCAGTACCCGGCACTACCTGCTGAGGTGCCATAGGCGACACCCGTTGTTAACTTATCCATGGATTTCATAACCCCACCTCGCAGATGCGGGTGCTGTGTAATGGAAATAAAAAGGCCACCTGACGTGGCCACCAGATTATTTCCCCACCAGCTCGTTTATCTCTTTCACTGTCTGATTAAACCGCTCTGACTCAAGCTCAACACCTAAGGCCCGACGCCCCAGCGCCATTGCTGCTTTTATTGTGGAACCGGATCCCATAAAAAAATCAGCAACCAGATCACCTGGTCGACTACTGGCATTGATTATTTGCCTGAGCATATCCGCCGGTTTCTCACACGGATGTTTCCCCGGGTAGAACTGAACGGGTTTATGCATCCAGACATCGGTATAAGGCACGGAGACTGATACGGAGAAATAGCGCCGGAGAGATTTAAACTCATCCAGCAATTCAGAATATTTACGATTCAGTGAATCATAAGATGCCACCAGCTGGTGGTGTGGTTGTTCCAGTTGTTGTTCCTGAAACTTCTCTGCCGCTATACGGGAAAACAGTGCCTGTAACTTCCGATAGTCAGCCTCATTCGGCAACTGCCACTGACTGGCACCAAACCAGTGGGAAACCATATTTTTCTTACCTGTGGCTTCGGCAATTTGTTTTGCCGTTATACCCAGTTCGGCACGAGCATCCCTGAAATACGATATCAGCGGTGCCATTATGTGCTGTTTGAGTTCCCTTTCTTTTGCTGCATAGCCGTCACTTTTGCCGCGATATGGCCCCTGGTAATGTTCAGCAAACAGAACGCGCTCTGTGGCAGGAAAATATGCGCGCAGACTTTCTTTATTACACCCATTCCAACGTCCGGACGGCTTCGCCCAGATGATATGGTTAAGCACGTTGAAACGTTCACGCATCATGATCTCAATATCAGATGCCAGGCGATGCCCACAGAACAGGTAAAGGCTTCCGGCAGGTTTTAACACCCGCCAGAACTGGGCCAGACAGTGGTCCAGCCACTTAAGGTAATCTTCGTCCCCTTTCCACTGATTGTCCCAGCCGTTGGGTTTCACCTTGAAGTACGGCGGATCGGTAACAATCAGGTCAATGGAATCATCAGGCAGGGACTGAATAAAATGCAGGCAATCAGCGTTGATTAAATCAACACTGTTTATTTTTACAGTATTTTTCATGGATCAGTAAGCGTAACTCTGGTAGGCTCACTCTGCTTTTGCGCTAAAGCAGTGGGCCGTGGTTCGCTTGTGACCAGTAAGCATGAGCGAATGGCTGGCAGGTGCTACCAACACCCACCAGCCGCCCATTTTCACAGCAGGAAACCGCCATTACTGGCAGCGTCTGAATTTATTCCCGTACCCGCCGTTATCCTTCGCCAGCCCCGCCAGAACTAACTGAGTCAGTATTAACTGGCACCGGGCTTCGCTTACTCCGGTAGTTCTCGTCATCATGCGTGGCGTTACCCACTTGTCAGCAGGTAAGAAATGAAGGACTGCGGCGGCGGTTTCTGTCATATCTTGCTGTTTTAGCATGTCTTTTTCCCTTCTGGTTAACATGACATACCAATAACTCTTGTCTAAAAAGCCAGCAAGATAAAAAGTCAGTATTCACGACCACCAGCGTGTTTACTGTACTGCACCAAGTTTACGGGCACAAAAAACCCGCTCAGCGGCGGGTTTTTGACATTTACCAACGGTAGACATACAAGGCCCATCGTTGAGAAAATCTTATCCATATTTTTTGAAAAATGCAAGTATCACGTCGACATCTTCGGCGAAAATTATCTATCTTGTCACTTTTCTCAATTGCGATTCAGCATACGCTTCTTCCTGCCAGCACTTTGTAACCAGTTTATTAATAACGTCTGCATATCCTTTGTACCACTGATAATCCGTCAGGTCCGGTACCAGTTTCTGGACATGATGCCGCGCCAGTGTGGTTGGTAAACGGCTAAACCGGTTGCCATTGCAACGCCCACAAATCTTATAAACAGGCACACCATGAAGCCGGGTTCTTTTTTCATCCAGGACAATACCTTTACCCTTACACCCTCTGCACGCTGTGCTGACTTCTCCCTTACCATGGCAATGCTGACATAGTTCCTTCACCCACTCTTCCTTGATAACAGATTCCCCGCTTCTGGAGTGTTTCACCACTTCGCGCAATACATTATGAAATCCAGTACCAGCACAATGCTCACAGCGAGCCTTACTTGCCGCAGACCTGGAATAATCAGCAAAGGCAAAATTCACAAGGTAAGGGATGATCTGTAACCGGGTTTCTTCACTCAATTTGTTCAATGTCGGGTTATCCAGTGCCATCGCGTAATTGAGCAGACCTTCAATCGCAAATTGAGGATCCTGAACACCAACTTTTGCCAGGAATAAGGCAAACCCAAGCGGTGCTTTCGACTGCACCATCCCCTGCGCAGCCATCACATCCGTAATCGTTAAACCACCTGAGCCTGTCGCCGGTGCGTCATCGCTCAATTTTGGAGATTTTGGGGAGTAATATTTTGGTAAGGCTTCAAGGTTCATGCTCGTTCTCCACTTACGCCAATACGCCAATTGCCAGCGCACGATCGATAAAACGAAATATCAGCTCCAGCTGGGAGCCATACTTCTCTTCAAATGCCACGGTATCCGCATGCAGCTCGTCGTGATGCTTTCTGCACAAAGGCAACACAAAGAGGTCATGCGCTTTTGTACCCATTCCACCCTGACCGTGGCCTATCAGGTGGTGGGGATCATCAGCAGGCTTTCCACAACATGCACACGGCTGTGTCTTAACCCAGCGCGTGTACTTTTCATTAACCCAGCGGCGGCGTTTTGGGCGTAACATAAAAGACTCCGGCGACTCCGGATCCACTTTCAGCGCCAGCACCTTTTTTGCCTTATCCTGGATGATGCTGGTGGCAGGAACCGAAGGCACAAGGTCACTTTCCCGGGTGACAGACGGCACAACAGGCTTTGGTAATCTCAGTGCCTTACGGGCTGCACTTTCCGGTAAGGCATCCGCCAGGTCATTACGAATCAGCCACCAGCACAGTTCCGGCATTGTCACAACGTGACTATCATCAAAACCGAGATCCCGACGCACAACAGACAACACCCAGCGGGCACAGTTATCCGTTGCCATTGATTCCAGCCGTTCCGTGAACTGATCGCGCAGCTGGTTATCGCAGTGCCAGCACAGACGGATTGCGCCCGGAGCGTGTCGCATTGTGGTCATGTTCTCGCTGTGCCAGTCGGAATGAGGCCACTGGCAGCCTTTTTCACGAAGTAACCAGCTTTCAAGACATTCCACGCCACCAGCACGACGGATCACTGCCTCATTGCGGAACACGGCCCGAACGGCAGGATCATCCGCCAGCGGTTGTGATGCCGCCGGAACGGCACCACTGGCGAAAGATGAATAACGTTCCGGCTCAGGCTCCAGCAGAACACGCCCCTGCATAAACAGGGGCATCAGCTCTGAACCTGGCCTGAACAATACGATCCCCATACGCGGGGCAATTTCAGGGGTCAGTAGTGCTCTCACGGTCACCTCAATGAACGGTATCGAGCAGCTTTAACAGCTCAGGGAATCGGGATTCGAAGAAATGCGGCTGCGTCTCGCGCGGATTTGCAGGACTGGTGATGTTCTTGCCGAACATGCAGCCTTTCGCCGTCAGCGACCAGAATTTTTTGATGTTGTTAATCGCGGTACGGCTGTATCGTTCGCGTTGTTCAACGATCCCCAGCTTCACCATCTGGTGATATGCCTGATTAGCCGTCAGGCGGATACCATACTGCTTCAGCAGTGCACTCAGCGACAGCGTGGGGCGACTTGAGCCATCAGGCGCGTCAGCAGGAGCATCAATGGCATAGCGCGGTGCCAGATTCGGTAAGCCAACAGCCTCCTGAAGCTTCTGACAGGCTCCAAGCACTGATGAGTTAGACAGATTTAATTCCCGGCGCATAAAGTCCAGCAGGATCACGCCAGCCTGCATCTTGTCAGCAGCCTGTCCGGATAATTTTTCCGGTGCGCTGGTTACCATGTCGAAAGTACGGATCACCTTCAGATGGAATGACGGGCTGATCCACATTGCATAGGCATACACCAGTTCTTTGCAGACATACGTCCCCTGGTTATTTCCGCCATTAATGACGCTAACTGGTTGATTTTGTTCCAGAGGCGGAATTCCACCCTCGGTGAAAAGTTGTTCAATCAATTCACAGGTTTGCTTATTGGAGAGCCAGTATTTCGGGCGGTTTTTTTGTTCTCCCCCGGCTGCCCTGTGCAGATCGTTCAGGCTGTAACGCCCATAAGCATCACGACGAACTTCAATACCATCAATGACCATCAGATTATTCATACTTCGTTTCTCCTCTTGATCAGGCGGCTGCACCCGCCGGTTTCTCATACTTACTGATAGTGATCTCGACCTTCCCTTTCTGGATAACCGGTCCCCACTCCACCAGCATTCTTTTCACCTGGCTGTCGTCTTCCCACACCCCCGCGTGGGTCAGGGCGTCAAACAGCGCCTTGTTATAGTTGTCCAGATCGCGGATCCGGTTATCCGGAGGAAACAACACGATCTCCACTGAAGCAGGTGCCGACGTTGGTTTTGGCAGACGACGTAACTGCTCAACTATTGCTGCGCACGCCGCGCTCTGAAATTTTCGCCCCGCCGCGCTTATCAGGCTCTTACCAGCAAATGCCCCTTTGTTGGGGTGTCGCCAGTACGTGTTCACGCTGGGCGGGAAAGGCAGGATCAGCTTCATACTTTCAGGCCTCTCTCATGTAACCAGTGGGTTGCACGCAGCCTTGCGTTTTCCTCACCGGCAAGCAGTGAGCGGATAATCCCGACCGCCTCGCTGTCGTCGTCCTTCACTGCGGTATGAAGCGTTATCCCCCGGGCCACGCCACGCTTTATCGTAATGACGCCTTTTTTCTCCAGTGCGCGAAGATGCTCCACCGCTGCATTCACTGAACGGTATCCCAGCATGGTTGCCACCTCCTGATTGGTTGGCGGGAAGCCACGTTCTTTCTGGTAAGAAATCAGCATATCCAGCACCTGCTGCTGGCATTGAGTTAACGTCGTCATGCCGCCATCTCCCTGACCAGTTTTTCCGCCTGCTGGCGAACCTGCACCAGAAAGGCTTCACCACATGCCTCAAGTTCATCGCGCCCGATGTAGCTGATTGCCGGTCCCTTCCAGGTCTTGTCGAAAACAGCAATAGCACCAGCGAAGAAAGCTCCTGTCGGCACCTGCTTCTCATCCTTCGGGATAAACCAGGCAGGCAGTTCAAAACCAATACGCCCGCGAATAAAAGCAATATGGTCCGCATCTTCCGGCCACCACACTTCGCTGGTGGCAGCTTTGATCAGGAAAACATAGCGCCCGCCCTTATCACGCATGGCACTGGCATGTTTCATGATGTAACGCATGCCGGTGATGTATTGCCCCTCATGCTGACTGGCGCGGCTGTATGGGGGATTACCAAAGGCAGCACCTTTAAGCTCCGCAAGACGTTCTGACCAGTCATGCGCCAGCGCGTTATCTTCCGCCGTGTAATACGCGGCACATTTGGCGTTATCACCGTCAGTGAACAGATCCAGAACAAACGGGCCAAACAGGGTGTTAATTCCCCAGAAAATGTTGTCCGGCGTGCGCCACTGATCGCCCACTTCCTTCAGTTCATGGGCTGGTTTGTTCCGCAGTTCCACCAGCGCCTGGCAATATTTATTACTCATTAAGCCCCCACGTAATTCCCTGACAGATACCACTCTTCACCCGATGCAGCGCGCTTGCTGCTTTTCCGTAAACACCGCTCACGACGCGCAAGAAAATTGTTTCGCTCTTGCTGGGAGTGGCTTTCACGGAATGCCGCCATCCACACCGTTGCAGCACGACGGTATAAGCCCCTGGACTCCAGTTCTTCCGCCTGGCGGGTCAGGCATAAAATCACCCGGGGATCGTTAGTGCCGACATAGAAATTGCGCACAGATCTGGTTTCTCGAACTGGTTGTGGTTCCGGTTCCTGCGCTCTCTCAGTCAGGCGCGGAAAATGTCTGCGTGTATCTCCTTCACAACGGTGAGCCACACGCCCACTCTGACGTAACTTGCTTGCAGACTGCAGAACGCGCTGCCGTGAGTAACCTGCAAAAGCATCCGCAATGTCTCCGGAAGTACACCCCGGATGGGCTTCAATGAATTTCTGAACGTCATTCAAAAGACTCATGATCACCCCCTGAATCCTGCCGGGATCTGGCTGTAGTCCACGTTGTCGTAACTGGATTTGAAGTACGGGTCTTCGCGTTTTTCGGTGTACGTGCTGACGGACGGCGATAAGCGCAGGGAAAGCTCATCCCATTTTTCCCGCAACTTCGACGGGCTGAGCACGTTACGGCACCAGAACGGATCGCGGCTGACGCGGCTGTACATCTCGCAGATTTGTTTGTGAGTACGACCATCCTGCACGCACATCAGGCGAATTTCGTTTGCCCAGGCTGTCCAGTTCGGTTCTTTGGGACGAACCACCTCGCCGTCACATTCGGCGGCCTGCTCGTACAGGGCGATGATTTTTTTCCAGAGCCACTGTGCGCAGGTCAAATCATCCTGCGTTCCCCACTGGCGCTTTTTAGGGCTGAATACAACCGCATCAGGATGGCGAGTTAAAAAATCCTGTTCAGCCGTCTGCGTGTCCGGTTGCGAAGCGTCCGGACGAGAAGGTTTTTTATCTGACGGATCATGTTTTGATTTTACTGACGGATCCCCGCCAGATTCTGACGGGTGAAAACCCGCTTTTTTGCCAGATTTCGACGCATCAAATTTTGACAGGTCAGATTTTGATGTGTCAGATTTTGACGGGTCAGAATCTGACAGTTGAGAAAGTGCCGCAGCCTGAAGCTTTGCAACGTTAAGCTGATAGACGTTCGACGCATTGCGGTTACCCTGGCGACGCGCCTTACGCGTTAACCAGCCTTCTGCTTCCAGCCGTGCGATAGCCGTTCTGACGGTACTCATCCCCGCGCCAATCTGGCGGGCAATGGTTTCAATTGATGGCCAGCACACACCTTCGTCATTACTGAAATCAGCCAGGCGGGCCATAATTGCCACGCTGGATAATTTCATGCCTGATGCAGCGCAACCATCCCATACATAGCCGGTTAATTTAGTGCTCATGACCGACCTCTACTTCCCTGAATTTACGACGAAACTGTTCGAGCGGGCTGAAGCACTCATGCTCATAGCCTTCGCGGAGGTAGATAACCCGTTGTGTTTCCGGCTCCCAACGAATGACTCTGACGGGCACTCCGTAGTGATCTTTGAACCAGCGGTTAACTTGTCGCAAAGGACTGTCTCCTTCTGCCGGTTGAAATCACCCACAGCCCACTCTGCAAAGCTGTGGGTTACAATTTCCCTGTCACCTGGTATATTTACTGCATAGCAATACTCCACCTTCGCTTTTCCACCCGGTACAGGAAGCGCAATCAGTTGCGAGCGACGGTAGTGTGTTGTTAAACTGTTCATGCGTTAGTTTCTCCACAGTCACGACACGCCACGGCGCCCGGAGCTGCACACTCGCGGGCGTCATTACTTTCTGAAATGCAAAAAATTTTGTAGACCAGTGCTGCATGCTCCTGCAGCTTCGAAATTGAGAGGTACAGCTCGTCGTTAATTGCTGTCTTCTCATTCGGTTCCACTACACCGTCTTCAATTGCTGAACGAATCTGTTTTGAATAACTGCCGATCTGTTCAATGACTTCCAGCAGGCGCTGGTTTATATCGGCGTTCTCTACTTCCTCAATTTCAGGAAGCGATACGAACACCCCACCAGCAGACTGTGCGACAGCATCCGCAATGTAGTGAGTGCCAGCCGCGCGCTGTAAAACCATTGCCCATCCCAGCGGGAAAATCTGATCGCCATAGGCACGAAGGCGGTTAAATAATGCGTTCTCTGTTACATCCAGCCAGTCAGCTGCTTCAGCGTAACCACCCGGCAACGCTGCGATAGTTTTTCTGACAGCTTTCACGTACCACTCAGGCTGTTTTTCTACTTTCCAGTGATACTTACCCACGGTTAGCCTCATCGTTCTGTGGTTAAAAATTGAAGGTGTTCTGTTAATCTTTCGGATAGATATCCGGTCTTAAGTCAGATTTCGTAATTGCACCTGACGTGCATTGCTCAAGTTTTTTCGCCAGCACAAAACTGGCTTTTTTATAACCATTGAAAACCAGCCGTAAGTAGCCAGGTGTTGAGCCAACTTTTCCGGCCAACTCGCCCTGCTGTTCTTTGGTTAAAGAGTCCCAATACGCTTTCATACAATATGTACCTCCGGTATACATATTACATGATTGAAATGAACCTTCAAGATACTTGTACCTTATCGGTACAAAGGTTTTAATTTCGTTATGAAAACAATCCATGACATCCGGCGGTCTAACGCCAGAAAACTGAGAGATGGTGTTGGCGGAAATTCATCCTTTGCCACCATGATTGATCGCGAGCCAACCCAAACCAGCAGGTTTATGGGGGATGGCGCTACTAAAAATATCGGTGACAGCATGGCACGGCACATCGAAAAATGTTTCGACCTGCCTGTCGGATGGCTTGATCAAGAACACCAGACAACGAACATCACAAAAAAACCTGATGTTTCAATCACTAACAAACAAATAACGTTAGTCCCTGTCATATCATGGGTACAGGCCGGAGCATGGAAAGAAGTTGGCTATTCTGAGGTTGATTTGAGCACAGCAGAAACGTATCCCTGCCCTGTACCCTGTGGCGAAATGACTTATATCTTGCGGGTGATTGGTGATTCAATGATTGATGAGTACCGCCCTGGAGACATGATTTTTGTTGATCCCGAAGTCCCTGCCTGCCACGGTGACGACGTTATTGCATTGATGCACGATACAGGCGAAACCACCTTCAAGCGATTGATAGAAGATGGAACACAGCGTTATCTCAAAGCATTAAACCCAAACTGGCCTGAGCCTTACATTAAGATTAACGGTAATTGCTCTATAATTGGTACAGTGATTTTCTCGGGAAAACCAAGAAGATACACAATAAAGGCCTAATCAATATTTATGAACCTGCTTCGGCAGGTTTTTTTATACTTGACAATGTACCCATGAGATACATAATGTATCTAAAAGAAACATAATACAGGCAAGATTAAAACAAAATTTGGTTGTAACACGGCGTATGGCACATGCGTCGTTAGCGGTCTGGGGACGTTAAAGGGGACAATCCACTCCTTGCTCGGGCAAACAAACCAGGTAGCCGGAATGTGCAAGTCAATGATGATGCTGATAAGACGCCTAACCAGCGTGGCGATTCGGTTTGACGCCTGGGAAGAGACCAGGGTGCAACGATGAGGGCATTTATGGAGCCGCGACAAAGTGTGGTGCCGTAACTGGCTAAGTGCTCTCAGCGTTGTGGTAATCCGCGAAATGGCGCGGCGGTAAGTATGGCGGGGTTACTCTTTCCCCGTTGAGGACACCGGATTGTCAGGTTGACCATACGCCTGAGTGACAACCCCACCACAACAGCCACTGCTTTGGCGGTACCAGTTTGTACCCTTGCTTCCGGCTGGTACCGCTCTTTTTACAAAACAGAGAAGAGCATCACCGGACGACGGGCTCATAACCCAATCCATCCGGGCGGCTGCCACCGCAGGTGTTCTTCTCTGTTTTGTGGAGAAACTAACCGACCTTACAGGGTCGATATGATGAGGAGCAGCAAAATGGCTAGCGAACGCAGTACTGATGTGCAGGCATTTATCGGGGAGCTGGACGGCGGCGTATTTGAAACCAAAATCGGCGCAGTTCTCAGTGAAGTCGCTTCCGGTGTGATGAACACGAAAACCAAAGGTAAGGTCTCACTCAACCTGGAAATCGAACCATTTGATGAGAACCGTGTGAAAATCAAACACAAACTCTCATATGTTCGCCCGACTAACCGCGGGAAAATTTCCGAAGAAGACACCACCGAAACGCCGATGTATGTCAATCGCGGTGGTCGCCTGACTATTCTGCAGGAAGACCAGGGACAGTTACTGACTCTTGCCGGTGAACCTGACGGAAAACTCCGCGCAGCAGGTCGTTAATATCGTTTTTAATTAACTGATTATTTATCTCATCACTGAATATCTTTATATAGTGAGGACTTATTATGTCTCAGAACTTAGACGCAACCGCAATTAATCAAATCCATGCCCTTATTTCTGCTCAGGGTGTTAATGAAATTATCAGTAAGATCGGTGCCGATGCTGTGGCATTGCCTGAGAATTTCCGCATTCATGATCTGGAAAAATTTAATTTAAATCGCTTCCGTTTCCGTGGTGCGCTTTCCACTGCCAGCATCGATGACTTTACCCGTTATTCTAAAGATCTTGCAGATGAAGGCACCCGCTGCTTTATCGATGCTGATAATATGCGTGCCGTCAGTGTGCTTAACCTGGGTACTATTGATGAACCAGGTCACGCAGATAACACCGCCACACTCAAACTGAAAAAGACAGCACCGTTCTCTGCTCTGTTGTCTGTTAACGGCGAGCGTAACTCCCAGAAGTCACTGGCAGAATGGATTGAAGACTGGGCCGACTATCTTGTGGGCTTTGATGCTAATGGTGACGCTATTCAGGCAACAAAAGCGGCTGCGGCTGTCCGTAAAATCACGATTGAAGCAAACCAGACCGCTGATTTTGAAGATAATGACTTCAGCGGCAAACGCTCCCTGATGGAGTCTGTCGAAGCGAAGACCAAAGACATTATGCCAGTGGCATTTGAATTTAAATGCGTTCCGTTTGAAGGTCTGAAAGAACGTCCGTTTAAATTACGCCTCAGTATTATCACTGGCGATCGTCCTGTACTGGTTCTGCGCATTATTCAGCTGGAAGCAGTACAGGAAGAAATGGCTAACGAATTTCGTGATCTGCTTGTTGAGAAATTCAAGGACAGCAAAGTAGAAACCTTTATTGGTACTTTCACCGCCTGATTTCATTACTGCAAATGCCCCTGCGGGGGCATTTATGGAAACGTAATTTACTCAATAATCGCCGGATGGTGAGGGATTCTTTTTACCAGAATTCAGCGCGGTGCAGCGCATATACGTGGAGAACAAAATGTCATTTATTAAAACTTTTTCCGGGAAGCATTTTTATTATGACAGGATAAATAAAGACGACATCGATATTAACGATATCGCGGTTTCCCTTTCAAATATCTGTCGCTTTGCCGGTCATCTTTCGCACTTCTACAGCGTCGCCCAACATGCGGTTCTTTGCAGCCAGCTGGTGCCGCAGGAATTTGCTTTTGAAGCGTTAATGCATGATGCAACAGAAGCGTATTGCCAGGACATCCCCGCACCACTGAAACGACTTCTTCCTGACTATAAACGGATGGAAGAAAAAATAGACGCCGTAATCCGTGAGAAATACGGGTTACCTCCTGTTATGAGCACGCCAGTGAAATATGCCGATCTCATCATGCTGGCAACCGAACGCCGCGATCTCGGGCTTGATGATGGCTCTTTCTGGCCTGTGCTGGAAGGTATCCCGGCAACAGAGATGTTCAACGTGATTCCACTGGCTCCAGGCCATGCCTACGGGATGTTTATGGAACGCTTTAACGAATTATCGGAGTTACGCAAATGCGCATGAGTGTTTTCGAAATGGAAGGGTTTCTTCGTGGGAGATGTGTACCGCGAGATCTGAAAGTAAATGAAACAGATGCTGAATACCTGGTGCGTAAATTCGATGCGCTTGAAGCTAAATGTGCAGCACAGGAAAACAAAGTAATACCAGTGTCAACTGAACTGCCACCAGCAAATGAAAGTGTTTTGTTATTCGATGCTAACGGAGAAGGCTGGCTAATTGGTTGGCGTTCTCTCTGGTACACCTGGGGACAAAAAGAAACCGGAGAATGGCAGTGGACATTTCAGGTCGGGGACCTTGAAAACGTCAATATCACTCACTGGGCAGTAATGCCAAAAGCACCGGAGGCTGGAGCATAATGACCACTTTTACCGACAAAGAACTGATTAAAGAAATTAAAGAGCGTATCAGCAGCCTTGACGTGCGAGACGATATTGAGCGCCGTGCTTATGAAATCGCACTCCTATCTCTGGAAGTAGAACCAGATGAACGCGAAGCTTATGAATTATTCATGGAAAAGCGTTTCGGTGACTTAGTAGATCGTCGGAGAGCAAAAAACGGCAATAACGAATACATGGCATGGGATATGACTCTCGGTTGGATCGTCTGGCAGCAACGAGCTGGTATCCATTTTTCAACAATGTCACAGCAAGAGGTGAAATAATGGAGCCATACAGCCTCACACTCGATGAGGCCTGTCATTTTCTCAAGATATCCAGACCGACTGCCATTAACTGGATACGCACAGGGCGTCTTCAGGCAACACGCAAAGATCCCACTAAGAATAAATCTCCTTACCTCACAACACGACAAGCCTGCATTGCGGCTCTTCAGTCTCCGCTGCATACTGTCCAGGTGAGCGCGGGTGATGGCATAACAGAGGAAAGAAAATGTCACTCTTCCGCAGAGGTGAAATATGGTACGCCAGTTTCACATTGCCGAACGGTAAAAGATTTAAACAGTCTCTTGGAACAAAGGACAAAAGGCAGGCGACAGAACTCCATGACAAGCTAAAGGCTGAAGCATGGCGGGTCAGCAAACTTGGTGAAATACCTGATATAACGTTCGAGGAAGCGTGTGTCAGGTGGCTTGAAGAGAAAGCACATAAAAAATCACTGGACGATGACAAAAGCCGGATCGGATTCTGGCTTCAACATTTCGCAGGAATGCAACTAAGAGACATTACTGAATCAAAAATTTATTCAGCAATGCAGAAAATGACGAACCGGCGTCATGAGGAAAACTGGAAACTCAGGGCAGAAGCATGCAGAAAAAAAGGGAAACCTGTTCCAGAATACACGCCAAAACCAGCGTCCGTTGCAACGAAGGCTACGCATCTTTCATTTATAAAGGCCCTACTAAGAGCCGCAGAGCGTGAATGGAAAATGCTGGATAAGGCACCAATTATTAAAGTGCCTCAACCAAAGAATAAACGGATCCGCTGGCTGGAGCCCCATGAAGCACAAAGGCTGATTGATGAATGTCCGGAGCCATTAAAGTCTGTTGTTGAATTTGCACTGGCAACAGGTTTAAGACGCTCGAACATCATCAACCTTGAATGGCAACAAATAGATATGCAGCGCCGGGTGGCATGGATAAACCCGGAAGAGAGTAAATCAAACCGCGCAATTGGCGTTGCGCTGAATGATACTGCATGTCGCGTATTGAAAAAACAAATCGGGAATCATCACCGTTGGGTATTTGTGTACAAGGAAAGCTGTACCAAACCAGACGGAACGAAAGCGCCAACAGTAAGGAAGATGCGGTATGACGCAAACACAGCCTGGAAAGCGGCGCTGAGACGGGCTGGTATTGATGATTTCAGATTTCACGACTTGAGACACACCTGGGCAAGTTGGCTGGTTCAAGCCGGAGTCCCGTTGTCAGTGTTACAGGAAATGGGAGGCTGGGAGTCTATCGAAATGGTTCGTCGATATGCTCACCTTGCACCTAATCACCTTACCGAACACGCACGGCAAATAGACTCGATCCTGAACCCATCGGTCCCAAATTTGTCCCAGTCAAAAAATAAGGAAGGTACTAATGATGTGTAACTTATTGATTTTAATGGTGCCGATAATAGGAGTCGAACCTACGACCTTCGCATTACGAATGCGCTGCTCTACCAACTGAGCTATATCGGCCCTGAAAGGACATGTTCACGAACGTGAATCACGGTGGACAAGGTTAAAACTAACCGGGCGATGCGTCAATGGCCTTGTGAATCAAATGGCTACTTTTGCATCACCCGGTTTTATTTACGCACGAATGGTGTAATCACCAATGCCGATCCACTTGTAAGTGGTCAGTGCTTCCAGCCCCATTGGGCCACGCGCGTGGAGTTTTTGTGTGCTTACCGCCACTTCCGCACCCAGACCAAACTGGCCGCCGTCGGTAAAACGCGTAGAGGCGTTAACGTAAACAGCGGACGAATCCACTTCGTTAACAAAACGCTGGGCGTTGCGCATATCGCGGGTCAGGATCGCATCGGAGTGTTGTGTGCCGTGTTCACGAATATGGGCGATGGCATCGTCAAGATCGCTGACGATTTTGACGTTCAAATCTAATGACAGAAACTCATCGTCATACTCTTCGGCTTTAACAGCAACCACCTTCGCAGGGCCTGCCTGCAACTGCGCCAGTGCAGCTGCATCTGCGTGTAATGTCACGCCGCTTTCCGCCATTTGTTTGCTTAATGCGGGCAGGAAGCTATCGGCGATGTTTTTATTCACCAGCAACGTTTCAACCGTATTACATGTGCTCGGACGCTGAGTTTTCGCGTTGACGATCACTTTTAATGCTTCAGCGATCTCTACACTTTCATCAACGTAAATATGGCATACGCCTATACCACCTGTGATCACCGGGATTGTCGACTGTTCACGGCACAGTTTATGCAAACCAGCGCCACCACGCGGGATCAGCATGTCGATGTATTTATCCATACGCAGCATTTCACTGACCAGCGCACGGTCAGGATTATCAATCGCCTGCACGGCACCCGCCGGTAAGCCGCAGGATTTCAGGGCGTCCTGAATCACCGCCACCGTTGCAGCGTTAGTGCGACACGTTTCTTTGCCACCGCGCAGGATCACCGCATTACCGGTTTTCAGGCACAGCGAAGCGACATCAACCGTCACGTTCGGGCGCGCTTCATAAATCACGCCAATAACCCCCAGCGGTACGCGACGACGCTCAAGACGCAGGCCGCTGTCCAGTACGCTGCCATCGATTACCTGCCCCACCGGATCGGCGAGGTTACACACCTGGCGCACATCATCGGCAATGCCTTTCAGCCGTGCGGGCGTCAGTGCCAGACGGTCAAGCATCGCTTCGCCAAGGCCATTGGCACGCGCGTCAGCAACATCCTGGGCGTTAGCGTTGAGGATGATTTCGCTTTGTGCTTCCAGTTCATCGGCGATTTTTTCCAGCACGCGATTTTTTTCGCGGCTGGAGAGTTGCGCTAATTTATACGAGGCTTGCTTCGCGGCAATGCCCATTTGTTCCAGCAT